ATATAATAACATATCAACTTACATTACTATTGCTAAAAGAAACGAAGCTAATTTATCATTTATACAAATGATTGAAAAAGTAAGAAAGGTCAATCCAGATTTTTTTCCAGAAGTTCAACTTTCAGTTAAAAGAACTAAAGAAACAAAAATTTCAGCTAAAGAATTAGAATCAGTTGTTGATAATCCTGCTAATTTAAAAGCATCTGTTGCTGATGGTTTTTCAGTATTTAGAAAAGAATCTGGATTATTAAAAGATTCAGAAATAGTTGTATATAGAAATGGTAAAAGAGAAGTTTGGGAAGTAGGTGAAGCATTTGCAAGACCTACTAAGATGTTTGATAAAACTACATTTCAACATATTGCAAATTTTTTTTCAATACCATCAAGAACTTTAAGAGCTGGTGCTACAGGATCTGCTGAATTTATGTACAATAATATACCAAGAGATGCTGTTAGTGGTGCTATATTAAGTAAAGGTTGGTATGTTCCTTTTTCTCAAACATTAACAGGTATAGCAATGACTATAAAACCTTTTTCTAGAATATTAGGTTATGACAAAATAGCAGAAAAATATCAAAGATCAGAAGCATTACAAAACTCACTTGTAACATTTGATAGAACTTATTTTAATCCATCAATGAAAGAATATTTTACAAATACAAGACCTATAAATCTTATTAAAAATACACCAGAATTTTTTAGAATGTATACAGAATTTTCTGAAGGTATAAATAGAAAAGGTGTTTTTAAATATGCTGTAGAAAGAAATTTAAAAAAAGGATTATCAGAAGAAGTTGCTATAAAAAAAGCTGCTGTAGAAACAAGGGATAATCCAATAGACTACAGAAGAATGGGTGCATCTATACAATCGTTAAATCAAATATCTGCTTTTTTTAATGCTAGAATACAAGGTTTAAACCAAACAATAAAAGCATACAAAGATAGACCTATACAAACTTTAGCTAAAACATTTATGTATGTAACTTTGCCATCTGTATTATTATGGATGCGTAACCATGATGATCCAGATTATCAATCATTACCACAATGGAGAAAAGATTTATTTTGGAATATAAGAATAAATGGAACATATTATCCTGTAGCAAAACCATTTGAGATAGGTTTATTATTTGGCACTGGTGCAGAAAGATTTTTAGATTACTATTTTGATGAAGATCCAAAGGCTATAGATAAATTTAAAAATGCAGTTGGAGTACAAACATTTAAAGGATTAGTACCAATACCAGATTTTCTAAAACCTTTTTATGAAACTTGGCAAAATAAAAGTTTTTTCTTTGACAGACCTATTATTCCTGCTGGATTAGAGGGAATACCATCTGAATATCAATATACAGATTTTACTTCTGAAACAATGAAACTAATAGCTGGTTTAATGAGAAAATTAAATGGAGATGATTTTTCAAAATTATCTTCTCCTTTAGTTTTAGAAAATGCTTGGAGAGGTTGGACCGGTGGAATAGGTGGATATGTCTTAGCTTTATCAGATTCTTTATTAGATGCCGCAGGTATCATAGATAGATCAAATAATAGAAAAAAAATGTTATCTGAATATCCTATTATAAAAGCAATAATTATTAAAAATCCAGATAGAAATGCTGAACCTATTACAGATTTTAGAGAATTATACGAACCTATTAAAAATAGAATAAAAGCAAAAAATCTATTAGTACAAAAAGGAGAAATAGATAAAGCATTAAAAGAAGAAGAAAAATTACCTAAAAATTGGGTAGCTTTAGAACAAGCCTATAGAGCTTTGCAGGTTCAAGAAGATGTTATAAGAAATATAAATGAAGCTAAAGATTCTTCTCCAGAAGAAAAATTGTATTTAACAAATATTGCTTTAAAACAAATGATTACTGGTGCAAAAGAAGCTATAAATTTATATTATAATAAACAAGTTTATACAATAAAACTAGACAATGAATAGAGAATTTAATATAGAAGGATTGAAATGACAGTATCAACTACAATTATAAAAAACTCTCATAATGGAAATGGTAGCACAACTACCTTTGCTTACAGTTTTAAAATTTTTGCGGACAGCGACTTAGTAGTAATTATTAGATCATCTACAGGAA